TACAGCATTTGCAGGAACTCCCTGTGTAGTTAAATCTACCGTTTGCCATCCTGTAGTTGCAGGGGGAGTTATGTTTATTGCATTAGTTAACCAATACATTTATGTCTCCCATAGTAAGGGAATACTTTCATACTCCCCTGCCATGAATTTTATATTACGCATTAGCTGGTACAGTTATTTGGAATGTACTAATTGCTATAACCACACCATTAGTTATACTTATACTGTTTAAGTTAAGTTCTGCACCTGATGTTGCAACTGCTCCATCTATTCTTTCGTCTGTAGTTGAACCAGCACCACTATCACCAGGAACTATAAGCCTAAACCATCCAGCGTTTTGAGTTCCAGCACCCACGGCTGTACCTGACCATGTTTCTGTAGATTTCTTAGATACAGTTCCACTTGCAGCTTCATCAAAAGATAATCCAACAGCAGCACCATCACTATAAATAGTAACAAGTAGATTACCAGATGGAGCTAAGTCCCCTGTAGCTGGCTGCGAACCACTATAAATATTAAGAAATCCTAAATAGAACAAATCCTTCAATGCTCTTGCAAGAGACACAACGCTTGCTGTATCAAATAAATATGTCAGTCCAGTATTTGAAGTATCGCTATTCTGTAAGGTAATTCTTGTAGTTGTTGCTGTGGCTGTAAATACAATTAGTGCTGCCACATCAAAAACCATTTCAGCCCATGCAGCGTTACTTATATTTGCTGTTTCGAGTATTGCATCTTCATCACCAGTTGTTCCTACCAGAACTTTACCTGTAGCACAAGTTCCATTTTTACCTTTTACAATAACCATATACTTATGACCAATCTTTGTAGTAATATCCTGATATGCTTTTGCTACGTTTGCACTATTAGTAGCTATCTGAAGACAATTTCCACTATCTCCACCAGCTACACTTGTCAATACTGAATCAACGGCTGTCCATGATGTAGTATCCGAAGTAAACGCACCATTTGTTAATTTGTTTAATTCTATTCCACATAATTTATTCCTAAGTCCACTGCTAATACGTAAAGCCATTTCTATACCTCCATATAATTAAATTTATTTCCCTTGCTAATATTTAATTTGTCAGCAAGTATTTGTAAGTTTTCCCAAACATGAAAACCACATACATTTTTACTTTGCAATGGAACAACGTGGTCTACATGATATTTTATTCCAGTAACTTTTTCTAATTCCTTTGCTTTGCTATATACCTCCTTAATTTTATCAAAATCTGTCCATCCTGGAATAGCATTTAATAAAATAGCCTTTCTCTCTGTTTTTTTAGCATTAAAATAATCTCTATTATTTATTTTATATAACTTCATATATTGTTTGCGTTTATCTATATTATTAATTCCCCATAATTTACTTCTTTGTCTGCATTTATCTATATTATCATGATAATAATTTATAGCATATTCTTTAGATATATCTTTATGTTTATCTCTATATTCTTTTTGATATTTTAAATATTTTTCTTTATTTCTTACATAACCCTTACCAAAATGCATAATCATTTTTTTATTTCTAATATACCAATTATGAAGTCTCAATGATTCCTTTTCTTTATTTTTTAAATAATATTCTTTCCATAATTTCCTTTGATGTTCTTTTCTATTTTCACGATATTCTTTATAGCAATCTTTACACCAGGCATTTTTATTATCCTTAGTTACAGATGAATAATTAAAATCATTCATTTCTTTATATTTCTTACATCTACTGCATAATTTATTCATATATATTCTCTGGATTGCTTGTGTCTTTTAAAGAAATAATATATTGACTTATACCACGTTCTTGTTTAAAGAGAGAAACGCCAGTTTTAGCAATAGGGAAAGAATAGTTAACCTCTGTTAAGTTTCTGAAATTTCCTCCTGCCATTCCTGCACATATTCCATTAGGAGAAGTCCATAGAACAACTTCACTTCCAGTACCCTCTCCTACATAATCTCCAGATACAACTTGCTTTGTCCCACTAATCGCACCATAACTTGCTTTTTCATCAAAATTAAATGGTGGGTTTTCTCCCTTTGCAAAATATGTCTTATCTGTAACTATCCATAATCCATCCTTAACCGCACCAATCATTGTTACATTTTCCTCAAACATAATATGATTAGTTCTTGGATTAACTAATTCATAAGCAAATGGTTCTGTATAGTAAATTATATTGCCACTTACTATATAAATTCTTCCATTATAGTATTCCAATAAATTTCCAGCAGAAGGCTTATAAAATCTTACAACTCTCAATGGCAATCCTGCTTTCACATTATTTGAATTTATAGTAACCGATGTAGTCCCATTTGATATTCTATTATATAAATATAACGCTTCTCCGTTAGGATGCGATATATAAATATCAATATATTTCACAGTAGAATCAGTTGATATTGGAATATCTGTAACTAATATAGATGATTCATTAGTTAATGTTACCTTGTCTGGAATATTAGAACCAGAAATTAATCCGTTTTCCCTTACAAAAGTAAAGGCAATCTTGTAATTTCCTTCCTTCATTATTCCAGTAGAGGTAGTATATCTTGGCGAAGATGGCGTATCTAACCCCCATGACCTTGATATTCCATTTTCCACTACTCCAGTTGCATATCCATCGGAATAGTAAACCTTGCCGATAAGAGATAAGAAATCCATTCTTATTTTTTTGGTAGTTAATCCACTTCTTAAGGTAGTAGAAGTATAATCAGGTAACATTCTTTTAAGATATTCACCTTGTCTATATAAACAAATTTCTCCATCACTCCAAAGGGAATGAATATCTCCAGTTATTTTCTTAGTTACTCCCTGCCTTCTGCGAATATGAAAACTATCTGTTATATCTAAATTTTCAGCTTCGGTAAGATATGTATCGGTAAGTGCAGTTCTTCCTTCAAATTCTGTCTTAGATAAGTCGAACTCTGGTAACTTGTTATTAAGTCCAAGAATTTTTCTTAAACTCAACATCATTCGCTGCATCTTTAACCTTCCTTTGGTTTTGCAGCTTCATCAAACCCTATACCATATTCGTCTTCAGGTGCTTCTATTTCTTTAAGTGCTTCGGCTATAATTTTTAATGCAGACTTTTCATCGTTTGCTGTATATTTAAGGTCTGGATTGTATTCAATACAGTTTCCCTTTTTCTCTTTCTTTGGCTTACAGGGAACTTCTATAATAAAAGTATTGTCCGCAGCTTTCTCGATTCTTATTTGCATTTATATCTCCTTATATAACATCATATATTACATATCTTGCACATACAGCCAAAAGTGCATCACCAGAAGCATTTCCACCAAAATCAGCATTTCCATCTATAGTAAGTACAATAGGTTGATTTATAACTTCAGCTTCAGTACCTATGATATTAATTTTCTGTCTTGCACTTGTATACATATCTACCGCTTGGTCTATAAAACCTGTAGCTTCTATTATTTGACTAACCTGAACTCCATCCTTATCTTTATATTTAAATACTAAATTATCATTTAATTCGCTTAATACTTCACTTCCAGCAATTAATTTCAATTCAGATGTTAATAAACAGGCTTTCTTATTTTCTCCTGGTTTTGGAACAATTTCTTTAGCTGTAGTATATAATGCTTTTAATTCTGCATTTGTTAATACCACAATCTTTTTGTAATGTATTAATCCAAATGGAGATATGATATTTCCCTTAGCATCCACTTCTGCTTGTTCTATTTTTCTAATAGCATTTATCATTATTACTCTCCTATTCTTCTTCCGTTAATCCCACTATCCTACCAAAAACTATTTCCCCATCACCTTCACATTTAGGACAAGTATCCTGCCTAACAATTATTCCACCTTCCCATATATCTATAACCTTGCTTCCATGACAATTAGGACATTCTATTTTTATTTTTGGTTTCGCCATTTATTATTACCTCTAAGGGGAGGATAAATAATCCCCCCCCCATTAATATTTATCTTATGATGTAGTTAATACACCATTTTCATAGCAATTACTTACAGACCTACAACCATCAAATGCAGCAGTACCTACAACATTAGTATTCATAACATCAATTATTCCAGCATTATCATCAATACCAAGTGCCATTGTAGTACCACCACCATACATCCTACAATCATCTACTAAATTAGATACACCAACCATTCCCAATGTAGTCCTGATACCAGCAGTATCAATTTGGTCAAATCTGCATCCCTTTATTATACTATGTGCCATTTTTGAATAAGGGTCGCCACCTGTACCAAGTATATCAAATCCAACATCACCACATGAAAATTCACAATCTAAAAATTTAGTTCTTACTAAATCGCAACATTCAAAAAGTTTAGCAGCAGTTGATGTTTCAGCAGCACCTTCAAATCTGCATCCAGCAAATAAACAATTATTTACAATCCCACCCTCAAAGCATTTTTCTGTTCCAGATGTTTGAAATCCAAAACCAAAAAATGCACCATTAATGAAACCACCAACATCAACAGGCTGACCAGTAGCAGGTTGAATCTTTACTCCCATCTGTGCATCACGGTTATCCCAACCCAAAGCCCAATAAATACAACCATGTGCAAGTGCTGTAAGATTTTCTGCATAAGTTCCAGGTGCTACTACAATAATATCTCTCTTAGCCCAAGGTGTTGCAGCCCAATCTACCCTTGCCCTTGCTATCGTAGTTGCTTTTGCTATTGTAGCATAAGGAGCATCAATACTACCATTTGGACTGCTATCTGAACCATATTTACCATCAACATAGTAATATTTATTCTGCCCTACCATAATAGGTATCCCATTTCCAGTAACAGGAATACCATTTAAATTACCCGATACATTTAAGCTACCATTAAGCGTTGCTAATCCAGTTATAGGATTAACATTAAAAACTCTCAAAATCGCCTTTAATGCGTTAATCATTTGTACCTCCTATGATACAAACATACTTACCTACAAACAGTAAGTACAATTAACATTGTTTATACGTTCTTCTTTACTTCCTTTACTGCTTTTTCTATTGCATCAACTTTCTTTGAATTGTGCTTACCTAACCACATTCCAAATCCAACCAATACAATAATTACAAATAATACTAAACATATTTTAAACATATTTTCCTTAAGTTCCCAATTCCCTGATTCTTGTTGACATATTAGGTGCGAACCTTCTCCTATTTAGCTCTGTCAATGTAGAAGGTCTTTCTCCGAATTTGTCCGTAAATCTGTCCTCATAATATTTGGCTCTTGCTAAGTCTTGCAATTCTGAATCTGGTTTAGAAAATGCAAGATATAACATCCAATCTGACAAATCACTATGATATTGTGCTGCAATCTCTGGACTTAATGCTAATTCACTTACAGAAAATTCCTTCTTAGGTAATCTTGCCGTTACCATCCATAAAATATCATCTGCTAAGGGTGGTGAAATTATTCTTATTGAACCAGCTTCTTCCAAGAAAGCATAAGGTGATTGAGTTAAGTTTTCCCACGAATCATAGAACCATGAATAGGAATCGTAACTCATATCAGCCACTACATTAATATCATTATCGAGCCTTGCTAAACTTTTCTGTATAAGCGGATAATTCAGACTATCTAATCTTGCCCTAACCACACTTACAGTTTTTGGATGCAATCTATATGTATGAATAGTTGCGTTTACGGGTATCCGATAAACAGTTCGAGTAGCCTCTATTACTGCACTCACATTGGCTTCGTTTACTAATGCTTCAGATACAACTATTTCAGTATCAGAAACACTTACCACGGTTTTAGTTCCATTATTAGATACAGTTCCAGTGATAGTTATTGTATCGTCTTTCTCAAAAGTATTTACTTCAGATGTTTCACCAGCAGACAAAAATCCACCAGTTGCTTTAGTAATCTTACTTCCTGTCAAAGCAAAAGAGATATTATTAACTCCAGTTACCTTGACTACAGAAGGATAATTTACTAAAAGATATGTTCTCCTGCACGCCTCTGCTTGAGCATCATTTAGATATGCTATTAATTCTGCATCAGACCACTTATAATCTGTTATTGTATCATCAAGTTTATACCTTGTAAGATTAATAATTTCCTGATTAGTCATTCATTTTTATCCTACTATTTTATAGTTAAATCTACTCACATCCTTATATGTAATTTCTCCAGTATCCACATTCTGAAACATTTTAGTAACGATAGCATTGTCCAGAACTCCTATAACTGCCTCTGGAACTTCAACAACCATACCACGTCTTATTGAATATGGGTATCCGTTTACACTAAGGAAAACTCTTGGGGAATGTTCATCCCCTTCCTGTTCCTCAATTAGCAGTTTTACTTTCTTAACTGCTTTTGGTTTAAGGTCTTTAAGTGTTTCTACTTTTTCTTCCTTAGCTTCCTCAAACTTTACTTCCCTTACTTCCTCTTTTACTTCTAACATTTCCTCTCCTTGCTCATGGTCTTTTAAGTTTTCAAAAACATCCATTGACTTTCCTTTACTCATTTATTTTCTCCTTCTTATAGCCATAAGCAAAAAGCCTATAGCTCGATTTTTTCGATACTATCTTCAGGGGAAGGAACTCCCTTCCCCTTTCCTTTATTAAGTTTTTTCATTTCATTACGATAAAGCATTTGTTCATCAAAAGATATAAAATCTCTCTCTTCTATAAACTTTATTGCAAGGATAGCCCTGTCTTTTTTAATTTTCAAAAAAGGAAGTATATCTTTTAAAAATAACATAGCTGGTTTAAAACTAATACTGAATAAGGAACATGGCTGCCTATTTTTTTCCTTAGTCTCATAACTTAGATTAACAGAACCACAACCAATAACTTCCCTGCACCATAATAATACATTTTTATTTGTATTTGATATAGTGCATAGCAACATTACCTTTGGAGATTTCATATTTACTTTTCTCAATATAAGGCAAACGCATCCTTCTCCATCAAACAATCCAGCTATATATGCTTTATCTATATCTGTCATTAATTACCTTATTGCCAACCAAAATATTGTTTCAGCAGATACGTTAAGGTCGCCATCTGTACCTATTGTAAATCCCTGACCGCTACCCTGTGCATCTGTTCCTGCATACTGTGAAATTCCACCAGTTGTAATAACGGATGGAGTTGTATATGTAGTACCAATAAGATGCTTAAGACCATAACCAGCAGTCATGCCATAGAACCATTCACAATACGGTACTTTACTTCCAGCATCATCAAGATTAAAAATCTTTACATATCGGGGTTTAAATCCGCATATTACATTTATCGCAGCACCAGTACCCTCAACTGAACCTACTGCAAATCTTTCTTCCATCATTTTATGTTCCTCCTAATTTATTTCGTAATTAGTCTTTTGCTTCAGCAATAGCTATGCAAGCAGTAATCCTTGCAAGTCTATCAGCACCAAGCAATGCACCTGGAGCATCAATATGACCAAGCAATGTTTTTACAAGACCCCACTCTGTAGTGGAAATATCAAGAATATTTTTAAGGTCTTCATTCGTATTCATTGACTCAACCTGTGAGCAGACCAAATCAACGTGGTCTTTAACTTCCTGAAGAATTAATTCATAATTTACCATTTCTATTTTCCTCCGTTATTAAAACAGAGAGGGAATGAATCCCTCTCCATTTATTTTATTGTCTATAATGCGGTAACCGCAACTTCCAGTCTTGCAAGCCATGCGTCATTAAGAATAACCGCACTCTGCATGGTTTTCCAACCCATACCACCACGCTGACCAAGTATGTCTCCACCCCTTGGTGTGTTAGGATTAAGAACAGAAGGCGTTACTGCGAATTTACCCTTAAGAGCAACTAATCCGTAAGCGTTCCTTGCTACATAGATAACTGGATATATGTCAGCACTCACACCAGTTGTAGAAAGCATAGCAGTACCACTACCAGCAAATGCACCACCACCATCAGCCCAATTAGTAAATACTGGAGAAAGTAGATACCTAACATCCTCAACAGCACCCACTTCATACTCCCAAGGCGTAACCTGACCATAATCCTTAACATCTATAAATCCAGGCATTGACCTAATATCGGACTCAACATCAGTGTGTGCAATAGCCACAAACGAAGGAAGAACACTCTCTGTATTAAAGTTAGGTGTACTTTTTACAATACTTGTTACCTTCATAGCATACTGACGTTTCAGACCCCTTGTAATTGCACGCTGCTTTGCAAGTGAAATAGGTACATTAACATCTGTTCTTGCTGTTCCATTGGCATAGTAAACGTTTGTTCCTGCTTTAACTATATTCCAACGAACTTCTTCCATAGTCATAGCAGCCTGTTCACCAAGTAATACAGTATTTTCCTGAAGAATTGGGTCTTCATGTGTATCTGCAACAACGTCTGTTAATTCAATTGAAGAACCATACTGACGAAGTACAGCAATTATATCAGTAAATGTTGGTTTAATGCTTGTAGGAGAAACACCTTCTACTAAAGGCGTAGTTGCCCTTGGAAGATGCTCATATCTCCTAAATTTCATTGACTGTGTTTTTCCTGCTGGTAATGTCTTAGCCTGACCGAATTTCTCCAGTATAAGATAAGGCATACCCCTTTTCAAAAGTTCCACGACCACAAATGCAGCAGTCCTGGGAGAAATATCGCCATAGGTAGTAATCATTTTTATTCTCCTTTGTTATTTTTACCAGAATTAAGATTTCTCATTTCCTGATAAAGTTTTTCACGTCTTACAATCTCCTTATGTTTTGTTTTTTTACATTGAAGATGTGTAATATTTTCAAAAAAATTTGTAATAAGTTTAGCTTGAAAATTTTTAACTTTTAAATATGGTAAAATATTTTTAACAAAACATTCGGCTGGATGCCATGACAATCTTAAATCATATTGCTGTTTGTATTTTTTATCTTTCATATTTACCAGCCTTATATTTCCACCAAAATATTTACGAATCAATTCTATGGGTGCAATATCTGTCATTCTTATTCCAAA